CCATTTTGGCCAACTGGCCTCCACCCGAAATAGACAGAAAAGGAGATTAATCCTAGACATCTACATCAAGAGAACAGACCGAGGAAATTACATCCAAGGTCCGAGATCGTACCACTGCGAGACTAAACTCATTTTTAAAGCGAGTTTAGTTCGGCCTCTCTGAGGAACAGTATTCCGCTCCTCATGTGACGACGGAACCCAAAGTCGGCTTAACAAAAGGCCAACTCCAACCAACTCATGAGTTCGACTCATTGCTGCTAGATTACGGACACGGTATCCTTCGACACCGTGTCGGCACCTAGAAGGCACGGCAACGTCAAGATTCTCGACGAAGCCGCCATCTCCGAGGGTTTCAGGTATCGCCAATTGAAATCGGCGAGGGACTTGAGACTTAAGGAAATGAAACACAGAACGAAGCCTAACATCACAGCCGAATCTTGCGAGACGGCGGTGCGCGAAGCGACGAACTGCGTTAGCTAAACGGTAAACCGTCAGCACGTTGGAAAGTATATCTTTCAGATATATGGGTTTGACATCGGCACCCCAAGCATAATGTGCCCCACAACTTTCACGGAAAAATGAATGAGAGTGACTCTTCTTCTCATTCAACGTGAAACCATAAAAAGCACTACACTTGGAGAAGAGATCAAGGCACCCTACGGGAATAATAACATCATCCCCGTAGACCGACACACGATTCACGCTCGCGCTGAGCGAGTCCGTGTGAAGGAACTCTACGACACATCTTGCGATAGCGTAGAATAGAAGTGATTGAAGCTGGAATGTGAAGCCGTTCCCCATCGAGGAGAACTTCTCCCACTCGAGCAAATCACTGCCTTGTTGACCGAATCGGCTCCGACAACTATCTAGAAGCGAGAACCATCGAGGAGGTAATAAGTCCTCGACGACACAACGCGCGATAGAGTCCGAAGCAGAAGAAAAATCGACCGTTGCCAAATGAGAGTGTTTTGAGCTCTCACAGGCTAGGTTTTGGTTAATTTCCTGCTTCGACAAATCGATGCCGACCCTAAGAAGGCGCCTCTGCAGCATGTTGCCGATCGCTTTTTGAAACCAGAGATTTAATCCTGGCTCAATAGCAATGACGCGATTCGCAGTTGCATCCTTAGGAACAGTGACCACCTTATTCCCTACCTGAAAAATCGGAAAACCGATCTCCAGTAAGTGAGAATACCAGGTTGGGTAAGCTTCCCTCAACATAGTATCTGGGAACAAGGCGTACAGATCTTTCGTGATCCCAGCTTCATGCTGGAACTTATTGGCAGAACTGGCGTCTCGCGCTTTCACAAGCGTGGTGGCACCAGGACCCCAATTCGCGGTCGAAAAAATCTCTTCAACATTAAAGTCGCCAAGAACACTAGCTATTTTACGCCTGATTTCATTATGAAGCCAGACGACGGGCCCACAGAAGAGAGGGTCCGCAGCTAAGTTCCTAAAGCGTCCATTAGTATGCTTACACTGAAGTTCGAATTTTAAGAACTTCTTTACTGCCACGTCGTCCAAGTCATATCCAAGGGATAATCCCTTGAATTTTGACAAGAACTTCGTAGCAGCGTAAGCATCCCCCAACTCCACCGCTGTAAGGTAGTGGAGTGGATCAAACGCCAGATCAGCCAGCTGGGCATGCTCACCGTAATAGTAGAGCATCCATACTGTTTGAGCTCGCGGACAATCCAGGGATTGGAGAAACTTCTCGATAGCATCAGAGGTTACCTCTAATGGCGCACGGTAACGCCGAGCTTCATCAAGAAAGCTCGAACTACGCTTCTTAAAAGACATAGTGGTCTCCGAGTTCTACGAATTAGCGGCACGTGTCTTTAATACGGGCCGTCGAAATTCGTGACCGCGGCGATCAGAGGACTCCCCGTTGCATCTGAGGGAGCCGCATCTGAAGCCTGGATCGTCGTCGCGAAAAGCGACCGCATATGGCTGAGCAACGCAGTCCGCTCGGCCGCGGTGGACCTTTCCGGCAACATGAACTCCATGATCCCCAAGCACTGATAGGCTAACGTGGGCCCCGGCGTAATGCCGTTGTACGCGTTGCCGACAGTCTCAAGGGTCGGGAGACCCAGTTTCGCCATGACCCGATAGACCCGGGACGCCTTGGTAGGCGGCCGGACAGACAGGGACAGGGACGGGTAACCAACCGCTATTCCAGCGGAACGGTCAACCCACCGTGCGACACCAGGGGCGATAAAACCCTCGGGGTCGAACGTCTTATCCACACTGACAGTCGCCGACGTAGTAGTGTCGAGGGTGCCAATGATGGATGAGGTTTTAACGGCAGCAATAGCTGTCATTATACTTTACTCCTAAAAGGTAAGGTACTCCAAGAAGAAAATTCCTCTCGAAGGATCTTCGCTGTAACTCTCGACCTGTCAGCTAATGCTTAAAAGCCGCAGTGAGCAACGCTAACGCGTTCGCTGCATGAGTGATGCTAACTCCATTCTTGAGGCTTGGGAAACGCATTTTGGGCCATTCTGTAAGTTTGGTCCTTGTGTGCTTCACAGTATCTCGCGAATAGAACGCACTTTCACTCGTCTTGCGCCACGGTTGCGCGCTCAACACGACTTCTGACAGGCGTACAACGAGGGTAACGTCCTGCTTCATAAACTCGGTTTTGGAACCATCCACAAGGACTAGTCCGTCAAACGCTGAAAGCGTTTCCAGATAAGGCCCGATGGGAAGGAACCAATCGAGAACGAAGCTGAACGGGAGTATCTCCCATGCGAGATTCACGGGATTGGTAAAACCGGTCTGCGCAGCGTACGCCTTTAGATGGCTGTCGGTCCGAAACCGCATGACAAAACGGCAATAGCAGGTAGTCAAAGATTCTAACTTGCCTACCACCGCTGTCTCGCCTACGGCACGTTGGACAGTCCGACTATCGTCGTACATCTGTTTAGCAGACCCGCGAACCTCTTTAACCGACGTGTCGGCTACCATAAGTTTGGCAGTCGATCTCATCGCACCATCGATATCCATAAGCAAAGGCTTCCACCCGTACTGGAGCTCTAACCAATTCGAGGCTAGAGTTTTCTGGTAACTAAGTGGACGTCTCGGCACTGGACCTCTTTGGAGTCGGCCTTCCGTCAGATGGCGTGCAGCCTTGGCAAAATCTCCCCGCTTCAACGCTCGAATGGACCCAACGATTCTAGTCGCTGTATTAGCGATAAGTCTCGTTGTTTGTCCAAACTGCGCGAAGTCTTGGGCCAGATTAGCCGAAATTTCATTTTCGGTTGCATCCACCAGACGCTTTACGGCTTTGTTAAAGGTGATACTGTCAGACACTGACGGTATCGTAGGTATGACAGAGCCCCACCTCGACGAGGTCCGTTGCCAGATAAAAGTACTGGTTTGGACCGGCCCAAATTGGGGTGAATTCCAATAGGGACCATTGAAATCACGATACTTGTGAAAATCGCAGGCGTCGCGGGTCCTTGTCTCGACTAAACTATACGGATTAACCGGTAAGTTTTTGCCCTTGAGCGTCCGAAAGTTCGGCGTTCTAACACCAGAATACACCCTCGAGTAATCCTGATACGGCGACCCGGGTTGTTCAAACACGGGAGCCGTATAGTTTCCACTCGAGGCTGACCAAGCATTAATCTGCTCGTTCAGAGTTGTTGAAGTTGTGTAACTGGTACTAGTAACCGACAACGGTCTCTGAGGACTTCGAGAGAAGTCGCCATGGCGGTAGACTCGCCGCTTACGTGAGCTTTGCTTCTTGTAAGCCGCGTAGGCCCGTCGGAGTTTATCTCTGACGGTTTTGGGTCTGGCTGTTTGTGGAGGCGTTCCTCCCTTGATTTTTACGTGAAGGATACCAGCTCTGCTGGTCCAAACGTATGGCCAAGGGATTCGAACCTTCTTAACAAACACACCTTCCCCACGAACTGAGCGCCGCAGTACGGCAAAGACCCGAACTTTCATCATCCGCGTCACAGGCAAAACCAGATTGGGAATCTCAAAAAGCCTCACGGCTTTCTGAGGCCCAGTATACTGGATCCACTTGCCAACTTGGATGACTACTTGAGCAGTATCCTCGCCGCGATCGCTGCGCTGAGGTGGAAAGGCGCTAGCTAACAAGCTAGACCAATAAACATCGCCTTGAGGTTTCGCCACTTCAGTCTCCTTCGATCTTTCGCTTTAGCCGCTCTTTAAGTCGCAGTTTATCAGCTACTTGAGGGACGGATATGAAATAGCCTCTCTGAGCGATGCTCAGCACCTCATCCACAACCCGGTAGACTACCACTAAGCCCCATATGAAGAGGCCCGTATAGATAATCCACGCGAGTATAAACCCGTTGGTTTTTATCCACACGAGCACAACTTTCAATAGGGACATGGTAAATCTCCGGTTACTCGACTTTAAGCGTCCCGTTCTTACTCGCGAGAGCCGCAAGACCTTCAAAATCAATCTGAAGATCATACGGCTTGAGCACCCATCCATCACCCAATTGGGGGACGAATGTGTTAAACTCAAGCGAGTATTGACGGTCGTTTTTGCCGATGTGGTTGACCTTCTTAGAAAGGAGCAGTCCGATGAACCGAACAAGCATCCCTTCAAGATGATTCTTTTTCATACGTAAAAGTTCTACGTCTGAATAGAGCCATCCACCACAGTCGGTTGGGGACTCGAAAGCCCTCAAACCAACCATGGTCTCTTCCGCAACAGTCCAACGATCCGATTTCTCGGACAATTGAATTGAGCGGAGAATAGAAATGATGCGAGCTTTGTTCATAGTAAACTCCTTAATAAAGGTGAGGTGACGCCTAGCGAAAGCTAAGCGAAAACAGCCCCCCG